CAGTGGGTTTTGGATAAATGCACCAAGTAAAATTAAAGGTAAAAAATATACAGAAGACCAAATAAGAAATAAAATAATAAAAGGAACATTAAAACCTACAAGCATACACAAGTCACAAACTGAGGCATTAAAAGCAGCAAAAAAAAGAAGTAAAAGTTTTGATAAAAAAAAGTAATGCCACTATATACATTTAAAAATAAAAAAACAAAAAAAGTTTGGGATGAACTTTTATCTTTTGATGAAAGAGAAAAATTATTAAAAGATAAAAACATAGAACAAATAATTACAGCACCAAGATTAAGTTTTATTGAAAGAGCAGAACATAAAGGCAGAGACCAGATGATAAGTGCTGCCCGTGATAAAATGAAAGAAAGACAAATAGAAGAACAAGTAGGTATTAGAAAGTCTCCTGAGTGGTTAAAAGAAAGAACAGAGAGACATTTACAAAAGGTAAGAAATGTTAGTTCCTGAAAAAAGTAAACAGATAACAGAGAAGCAAGAAAGTTTTTTAAAACATTTATTTAGCGATGCTCATGGTAATCCAAGACAGGCTGCTAAACTTGCAGGATATGATGAGAGTAATTATCAGTCAGTTGTTAAATCTTTAAAACAAGAAATAATAGAAAGAGCAGAAGCAGTATTAGCTACACATTCTCCAAAAGCTGTTATGGGAATGGTAAATGCACTAGATGAAGATGGAAGTATTCCTGGTGCTAATGTTAGATTAGAGGCAGCTAAACAAATTTTAGATAGAGTTGGAATATCTAAAACAGAACGCATTGATGTAAATGCCAAAGTCCAACACGGGATATTTATCTTACCGCCAAAGAATGTATGAACCTAAAAAAATAAGAGGTACATTAATTCCTTTTGGATATAAAAAATCAGAAGACGACCCGAAGATAGTTCTTCCGATTCCTGAAGAATTAGATGTATTACAAGAGGCAATCAAACTTCACAAAAAAGGGCAGTCACTTCAAAAGTGTGTAGATTATATTTATTCTAAAACAAAAAGAAAAATTACAAGACAAGGTTTTTATAAGATTGTAAATAAAAACAATATAAAAAAGAAAGCAAGAGAATCAGCTAGAGAACAATTAGATTACCAAAGAGATAGAGTATTAAAAGCTAAAAGAGAATTAGATAAAGAAAGAAGTAAACTACAAACTAAAAATAAAAAAATAAAAGATTTAGATATTGTTTTAGAGGGTAAAGTTAAAACAGTTATAGATACTAAAGATATAGAAGAAGCCTCACCTACAATAAAAAAAGCTTTTGAAGAAAAAGATGTAATCTTTCAACCTAACCAAGGACCACAGTCAGATTTTTTAGCATCATCAGAAAGAGAAGTATTTTATGGTGGGGCAAGAGGTGGTGGTAAATCCTACGCTATGTTAGTAGACCCACTTCGTTATTGTGATAAACAACATCACAGAGCATTGTTAATTAGACGAACAATGCCAGAACTTAGAGATTTAATAAATCATTCTCAACAATTATATTCCAAAGCATATCCTGGAGCTAAATGGAGAGAACAAGAAAAAGAATGGAGATTCCCATCAGGTGCTAGAATAGAATTTGGATATGCAGAAAACTTAACTGATGCATTAAGATATCAAGGACAGTCTTATACTTGGATTGGTATAGATGAATTACCACAATATCCAACACCTGATATATATAATTTTCTTCGTTCATCACTAAGAAGTGTAGACCCTGAAATACCTGTGTACATGAGAGCAACAGGAAATCCGGGAAATGTTGGTTCACTTTGGGTAAAAGAAATGTTTGTTGACCCTTGTGAATCAAACAAAAGATTTGATGTAGAGATACCAACACCTATGGGTGTTAAAACAATATCAAGAAAGTTTATACCTGCAAAGTTACAAGACAATCCTTATCTAATGCAGACAGATGACTACTACGCTATGTTGGCATCTTTACCTGAAGTACAAAAGAAACAATTCTTAGAGGGTGATTGGGATGCATATGAAAGTTCTTCATTCCCTGAATTTAATAGACAGATTCATGTGATAGAACCTTTTGACATTCCTAGAAACTGGATGAGGTTTAGAGCAGCAGACTGGGGATATAGTTCACCTGCATGTTGTTTATGGTTTGCAGTAGATTACGATAATAATTTATTTGTATATAGAGAACTATACACTAAAAGAAATACCGCCGATATATTTGCAAGAAAAGTTTTAGAAATGGAAGATGGCGAATACATTAGATATGGTATTCTAGATAGTTCTACTTGGGCAAGACGAGGAGATATAGGACCTAGTATTGCAGAGACTATGATACAAGAAGGATGTCGTTGGAGACAATCTGACAGAAGTCCTAGAAGTAGAATAGCAGGTAAAGTAGAAGTTCACAAAAGATTAAGGGTAGATGAAGATACAGGATATCCTAGTATGTTTATATTTAGTAATTGTTTAAATTTAATTAGAACATTACCGATGCTACCTGTTGATAAAAATAATCCTGAAGATGTAGATACAACTGCAGATGACCATGCTTACGATGCACTTAGGTATGGATGTATGAGTAGACCTATTCATCCTGTATCACAAAGAGGCAATGACTTCTTAACATCTACAGAGAGACAAGATTCTGCACCTGCAGATAGCATATTTGGTTACTAATGAAGTTACCCAAGTATGTAACAGTAGGACCTTTTACAGTACAACTAGTATGTGTACCACACGAACTAATGTATGAAGTGTCTGAAGCACAAGGAACATTTGTAGTAAAACCTCCCTACAAAATATATTTAGATAGAGAGATGATACAAGCAGGTGGTCCAGATGCTGTTAATGTCGTAATACATGAGTTATTACATTTAGGTTTTTATCAGTATCATTTAAAAGAAAAAGAAGAAGAGACTATAGTCAATTCTTACGGAAACTTTTTAACAGAACTCTTATGTCATTCTGCATTAAAAGAATGGATAAGATTTCACACAAAATAACAATAGGAGAAAACAACAATGGCAATCATGAAGCAATACAAGCAAGGTGACTTACCTGAAAATATGTATGGTAACGAAGCATCTAAGCAAGGTGATAGTAAGATTAATGTCGTAAAACCTGGAGCAGGATTACCTGCAGACTATGCAGAAGGTGGCGTTAACAAAGACTTCCCTAAAGAAAACAAAAACAATGTTGACGGAAAAGTATTTCAATTAGCTGACGAAAGAGATTACTAATTTAAATGCCACACGAAAATACAGTAGGCGGAGTATTTTCTGAAGACGATGATGTAACTGCCCTAGATAATAAAGAAGATAAAAGTTTTGATAATTTAGGTTCTCTCATAGAATCTAGATTAAAAGAATCAGAACAGGCTCGACTTTATGATGAGAAGAGGTGGTTACGAAGCTATCGAAACTATAGAGGTATCTATGGTGCAGATATGGCTTTTCGTGATTCAGAGAAGTCTAGAGTTTTTGTTAAAGTAACAAAGACAAAAGTTCTTGCTGCTTACGGACAATTAATAGAAGTTTTATTCTCGCAAGGTAAATTTCCTATTGGGATATTTCCAACTAAAGTACCTTCAGGTGTAAGTGAATATGCACATATAAAACCAGATAATATGAAGAATCCTCGTATGGAGGATATCTATGGTTTTGATGGAGACGGAAGAGAGATGTCTCCTGGAGCTACCGCCGATAGTATTTTAAATGGATTGGCAGAGAAGTATGCAGAGGCAGGGTTTGAAAAAGGACCTGCTCCTGATTTAAAAACTATGCCACAAATAGAACCTGCAGAGGAAGCTGCTAAGAACATGGAGAAACTTATCCATGACCAGTTAGAAGAAACTCATGCAATATCTGTTATGCGTCATGTATTATTTGAAATGTGTTTACTAGGCACAGGTATTTTAAAAGGACCATTCAATTATGAAAAGCCTGAACACAAGTGGGAGTTAAATGAAAAAGGTGAGAGA